TCAAGGCTTATTCGCCTTCGGCGCCGCACCTTTCGGTGAGGTGCGGCGGGTTTTGTTCTTTTTCTGGTCCGGCAGGAGCAGCTGGGCGGCGTCCATGGCGAGGATGTTGCGGCGGGCCTTGCGGACGTAGGTGGCGCTCTCGCGGCTGCCCTCTTTCCACCCGAACAGGGCGTTGAGCTGGGCCTCGGTGGCGCCGTTCTCGGCCGCCCTGGATGCGCCGGCCTTGCGCAGGCCATGGGCCGATCCGGGCACGCCGGCATCCTTGCAGCACTTGCGGAACCAGTTGGTGAAGCTCTCCTTCGACCAGGGCTCGCCGCGCGACGTCACCAGGTAGTGCAGGTCGCCGGTCTTCGCCGCCTCGATCGACAGGGCGAGCGGCTCGAGAATCGGCGCCGTCACCCACTCGCCCGTCTTCTCCGTCTTGATCGAGAAGATGCCGTTGCGGACGTGCTGGCGGCCGAGCTGGACGGCGTCGCCGCGGCGGAGGCCGGTGTAGAGCAGCACGTCCAGGGCGAGGCGCTCACGCGTGCCGCGGGGCCACTTGGCCTCGTACTTCGCCACCTCCTCGTCGGTCCAGGTGTGGAAGCCCTCGCTGCGGCTGGCGATCATGGAGACGCTGGCGGCCGGGTTCGCCTTGACATATGCGCGGGCGGTCTCGTCCTGCATTCCCCAGGCGAAGAGCACCCGCAGGGTCTTCACCAGGCCGTTGGCCGCCTCTGGCCGGTCACGGCGTGCGTCGCGGCTCGCCTCGATCGACGCCCTGTTGAAGGCCGAGATCGGCTCGTCGCCGACCTTGTCGACGATGCCCTTCAGAAGGTTGTCACGGGCGCCGCGCGTCGATCGCTTAAGGCCGGCGTAGGCGCCGGAGACCTTGTAGCGCTCTACCAGCCAGCGGAACGATCCTGCGCGGGCCTTGCCGGCCGGCCGCGCCGTGCCGTCGATCGCCTCGCGGTATTCCTGCCAGAAGGCCTCGGTGCCATAGGCGGCCCGCAGGCGGGTGCGCGGCCCGTCGCCGATGCGCACGTACCAGACGCGGGTGCCGTGGCGGTTCGTCTCGTGGCGCAGGTGGGGGAAGCGCGGCTTCGGCATGGCCGTCATCAGAACACGATGACCTTTTCTTCCGCAACGGGCTCCGGAGCGGGTGTCGGGTCGCCGGTCTCCGGCTCGGCCGGCGCCGCGGCAGGGGCGATCTGGATGCGGATCGTGCCGTCGGGCAGCACCTCGACCGCGGCCGCGCCGGTCTGCTTCGCCGCGCGGATGGCGCGGGCGACATCGGCCTGGGTAACGCGGGCGGGTGTGCGGCTCATGGCGCCTCCGGAAAGGCGTCGTGGATCCTACCGTCGAGAGTGCGGCCGGCGCGGGCCTTGCCGAGCTTGAAGAGCGTCATGCCGCCCTTACCCTCGACGGCGAAGAACGCGTCGAGGCCTTTCGCCCCTCCATAGCCAAGGCGCTCCACCGGAACCTTGCAGGTGCGACCGTAGACCTCGTCGAGATCGAGCTGGTTTTCGAGGTCACCAGCAACGCGATTCGAGCGATAGAGGGTGTCGGCCTCGCCATCGGCGAGACTGGAGATCGGCGCCCATTCCCCCCACTGCTTGAAATGGAAGGCGACGCCGGCCTCGTCGCACTGGTCGCGGATCTCGCGGACCCAATGTGGGTGCGTCGGACGGGCGCCCGGGCCGCTCTCGCCGCCGACGATGACCCAATCCAGGCTGCGCAACCCGTCTAGGTGATTGACGGTCCGGGGCTTCCCGTTCTCGTCGCTCCAGCTGTGCCATAGCGCCCAACGAAATGACAGGCGCCCCAGCAGTGGCTCGGCCGAGACGAAGCGCACCGCCGCCGGCGTCGACAGTAGGGGCGGGATGCGCTCGTCGGCGCGGGCCTGGTCCTCGGCCGTGACGCCGAGCCACACGTTTTCCAGAGGGTGCGGAAAGCCGGGTGAGGTGTAGCGGCGGAGGCGCTCCTGCGCGTCGCCGGCGTTCTTCGAGATGGTCGGCAGCGTCAGGCTCTCGACGTGAAAGCGCGCAGCCGAGGCCCAATCCCTGGTGAGGTAGGAGCACATCCGCTCCGGCCGTTTCGTCAGGATCTGGAAGGTGTGCTGCGGCGACAGCGCCATGACCGCGAAGACCTCGTCGATCCACTCGTCCGGCATATCGGGGTGGAACAGGTCGGACATGGAGTTGACGAAGACACGGCGCGGCCGCTTCCAGCGCAGCGGTGCGGTGACGATGTGGGCCGGCGCCATTGCCAGCTTGCCGGTCCAGACCGGCTTGCCGTTCACGGCCTTCGTCGTGCCGGCATAGTGGGTGTTGCCGCCGCTCATCCGCTCGATGCGGGCCGCCATGCCCATGGCGTAGCAGTTGGTGCAGGCCGGGGAGACGATGGAGCAGCCCACGACCGGGTTCCAGGTCTCGTCGGTCCATGAAATGCCGGTGTCGCGCTGGTCAGCCATGGGAGACGATCTCCCGCTCGGCGGGTGTCAGGCACCCTTCGCAGATCGCATCGTCGCCGATCATCCGGGCGTCGTCCTGCCGCCAGGCGTATTCGTTGCAACGGGGGCAGGGCAGGGCGATGTCGCGATCGAAATAGTCGCGCGGGCCGACGCACTCCCGGCCGTCGAGCGCCGGCTCGTGGTAAGCGCCCATCAAAGACCGGCGTGTGTCGCAGACGTAACAGTCGCACTCCTCCGGATCGGCGCCGGCCTCCTGACATGTCGCGGCGCCGGCTTGCTGGACGAGCCATTGACTGGTGGCGTCCTGCTTGGAGGCGGCCCTGATCAGCTGGCAGTGGTCCTCGGTCGCCACCATGAACCACCGGGTGGGCGCCTCGGCATCCGGTGAAATCACTGTGGCCGAAGCGGGGACGATCCCGGCAGCTGCGGTGGCCGCGGCGGCGGCGAGAATGAAGCGACGGGTGAGCATCTGGGACTCTCTTGTTCAGATCCAGCCGAGGAAGAGCGCGACGAAGACCGCGCCCCAGTAGATGAGGAAGGCGGCGAGGCCGGCCGCGAACCAAAGCCGGCCCCGAGGGGTGAGGCCGTGCCCCGGCGGCGGCCGGCCGGGCATCACGCGGCGTCCCGCTCGTCGTCGAACTCCTTGACGTCGTCGCGGCCTTCCGGATCGTGGAAATCCGGGTGGTCTTCGTCGAAGCCGACTCCGTCATCTTCATCCTCGCCGGCCGGTGCCGGGGGCTCGGCCGCCAGCGGCACCGCGCCCGGGCCGGTGTAGGTCGGCGCCCGGAGCTCCGGCGGCAGCCATCCGGTCCGTGGCACGTTCTCCACCGCGAAGGCGACGAGGTCCGCCTTGCCAAGCTTGCCGGCCTTGCGCGCCTCGTCCTCGTTCATCGCCTCGGCGATCGCCTTGATGGCGAGGGCCTTCGGCACGGAGGAGAAGTAGTCCTGGGCATCGAACCGGCCGGCGAGGGCGGCGTGAAGCCTGTCCGGGTCGAGTGCCGCGGCGAGGACCCCGTTGGCGCCGCGCATCGGCTTGGCCAGCGGATTGTGGGTGGTGAGATCCAGCGCCCCGGCTGCGATGCCGGCGGCGACATGCAGCAGATCGTCGCCTGTCATGGCGTCCAGCCGGTGGAACACATCCTTGAAGCTGTCGCCGTCGCGGATCGGGGTGCGGCCGTAGCCCTCGTGCTTCACGCGGATCGGCTGGTTGAAGAAATCGACGGTGAGGAAGCCGGCGAGAAGGGTGACCAGGCCGAGTGCCGGCGCCTCCGCCAGCGTCTCGCGCACGGCCAGCGTCGCCTGGACGGAGAGCCGATGGACGAGGGCGGCAGAGATGGCCGCCTCCTTCGGCGCCGCCTCACCGCCCGTGTCGGCGGCGGCCTTCGCCTTCTCGGACTTGCGCGCATCGGCCGGGTTGACCAGGCCACGGATGACGGAGAGGCCGCCCTTCGGCCCGATGTCGACGGCGCAGCCGGCCTCGGCCTTCTGCTCGGCGGACCAGCCACGGGCGGCGACCTTCTCCTCGATCGCCTTGATCTCGACTTCTGCCTCGAGTCGCTCGACCTCGCCGGCGGTCTCGTCCTCCGCCACGGCGCGGAGGGCCTTCAGGCGCTTGTTCTCGTGGGGGTTGGCGCGGGCGCTGCCGGCCTGCAGCCGCTGCCAGCTGTAGTTCCAGCCGGCGGCGAGGTCGGCGGCGGGCAGGGCCCACTTCCAGCCCTCGGCGAGCAGGGTCCCGCAGGCCTCCTGGAGTTTCGCACCGGCAAGCTGCTCGGCGAGGGCGACATCGGAGAGCACGTGATTGTCACCGAAGAGATCCTCGGTGACGGCGCCGCCGGCGTCGCGGTAAGCCTCGCAGCCGATGAAGGCGAGCAGCTGCCCGGCGCGCTGGCCGCCGGCGCCGAGGGCCTGGCGAATGCCGTGGGCGTAGAGATGGCCCTGCTTCTCGAGCCGGGCGAAGACCTCCTCCTGGTGGGCGTGATCGCGGGCGAGGGTGAAGGCGCGGACGACGGCGACGGCCTGATCGCCGAACCGGCCTTCCCGCCAGGCGGCGAGGATGACCGGCGACAGGCGGCCGAGGGCGAGGACCTTGCGGACGCGGGCTGCGGGAATGCCGAAGCGGGCGCCGATGGCGGCCTCGCTCATGCCGCGGTCGGCGAGGTCGCGGAAGGTCTCCAGCCTGTCCGCCTCGTGCAGGGGTTCGCGCATGATGTTGGCCGCGAGCGAGATCTCCTCGGCGTCGCCGTCGATCTCGGTGCAGGCGACGTCGCCGTCCGCGGGAAAGCTACCGGCCTCGGCGAGGTGACGCAGGGCGGCCAGGCGGCGGTTGCCATCGGCCACGAACCAGCGCCCCTCGATCTGCGCCACGGAGAGCGGCTGGATCTGGCCATGGGCGAGGATGGAGGCGGCGAGGGCCTCGATCTCGCTGTCGCGATCCGTGCGGCGGGCATTGATCGGCGGCGTCGCCTCATGGCCGAAGTGCAGGCGGTCGAGCGGCAGGGTGAAGGACGGCTGGGCCATGGCGAGGCCTCCGGGTTGAGAAAGGGACAGGGCTCAGAGGGCGCGGGCGAGGCGCAGGAACTCTTCGGCGAGGTTCTCCTTCACCGCCTCGGCAAGCCGGCCGAGGATGCTGGCGACGTCGCCGGCGCCGTTGCGGGTCATGGCGTGGACGAGCTCGTCGAGGCTCGCGCCGTGCTGCAGGGCGAAGGAGAGAAGGATGGCTCCGTCGCGGAGGATTGCCTCCAGATCGGTGCCGACCTTCGGCGCGGTGACGAAGACCTCTCCGACACGGCCGTCCGGATAGAAGCCGGCGGTGACGGCATAGGTGTCGTTGCCTATGAAGAGGCTGATGGTGGAGGCCGGCCGGCGCTGAGGCAGGGGTTCGCGGGTCGTCATCCGGCGGCGCTCCGGTTCAGCTGTTCCATGGTGAGGCGGGTGGCGCGCAGGAGGGTCGGCCAGGCCACCTCCATGAGCACCACGACATCGGCGACGGGCGCGGCCTTGCCGGTGCTGGCCTGGGCCTTCGCCACGGCGGTCTGGACGGCCACGAGAACGAGGGCGAGGTCGTTCAGCAGGTCGGTGGCCGTGGCGCCGGGGCGGGCCGCGGCATAGGCGTTGATCCAGGGCTGCACCTCGGCGAGCAGGGCCGATTCCAGCTCACCCTGCAGGCAGGCGACGGGGGCGGCGGTCATGGGGTGGACCCCGCCACGGCGGTGGCCCGATCCAGCCGCTCGATCTCGGCGACGATCAGGGCAGCGGCCTGAACCAGGAGCTTCCGCCGCTCGTGTGGCGTCGCGATGGACGTCGCGACATCCAGACGTGCGACGGCGCCCCAATCCGGTGCGTCGATGATCTCGCCGGCGGTGTGCTGGTCATCGTGGTCAGGCGTCCAGCCCTTGGCGGACTGTCGGTCGCGCTCGGCCGCGATCTCGTCGATCACCGCCATCACGCCGCCCTCTCGACGCCGAAGGCGATGTCCATGTCGGTAAGGTCCGGCTCGCGGACGTCGGGGGCAAGGCAGGCGGGAGCGCAATCGACGAGGTCGATGTCACTGGCTTCGACCGGCGCGTGGTCTTCGCGGATTTCGGCGAGCTGCTGCAGCAAGGCCCCCACCTCGGCGTCCAGCCGATCCCATGCGACTAGAGTGCGCAGCTGGTGTGCCTTCACCTGTTCCAGCCGCCAGCCGAGGCGGGTGAGGTCGCCCTCGGTGCAGTCGCCCTTTTCGGCGGCGATGCGGCGGCCGTCCTCGTCCATGCGGGCGGCGACGGCGGACGGGTCGGCCATGAAGGCGCGGGGGTTCGGCCAGCCCTCGGGCAGCCTGTGGTCGGAGGGGGAGAGATAGGCTTGCAGGCACATGACGGCCTCCTGGGGTCAACGATGACCGGGAGGCTATTTTAATACACAGTGTATTGTCAATACGTAGTGTATTAAATCAAAGCAGATGAAATGATGCGCCATGCATCAGCGCGAATCATCCATGTCGGCGCTGGAAGGGTCCTGGGCGAGCGCGGCTTGAACTCGTGGCGCTTGGGTCTACTGGCTGATCGTCCGGAGGGGGCGTGTCGGCCGCGGACCATGTCGCGATGAGAGTGTCGCGGTTCTTCTGATAGATGGCCAGGGCAGCGCAGGCCGCTGAAAGGACGGCAAAGGTCAGTGCCCGAGTGTAAAGCACCAGAACGTAGCCGGAGGTCCCTATGCCGACGTTGCCCGGAACCTGATTCCAGTAGGCCTCCGTCATGGCAACGCAAAGGAGAGAGATGGCGGCGAAGGTGATCGACAGCACCTGTGCCGTCTTGCCGCCTGTGAGGGCGGCGCCGGTCGGAATCAGGCGAAGTGAGATGCTGCGGCTTTCCGTCATTGGCAGGCCTTCCTGCGCGTTGCGGTTCGATCTTTCCGCAACCATGAGGGTGAGTCAAAGCCGATTCGGCGAGAAGGTCCGTAGGGCCTGTGGCTGCTGCCAAGGGCTGTCACATGCGAAGCAGGGAAAGGCGGACGCGGCCGATGATGATTGGCTCGGCGCCCTGTCTTAGGCGCAGTGGGCTGTGACCATCATTGGTCGAAACCGGACCCCATCCACTGTCAGGCCGCCATCTCTTGTACGTGGCCGCGCCATTCTCGTCGGCGATGACGTAGCAGGCGTTGGGGACGAGACGTCGATCCTTGCGGTTGACGAAGATGATGGAGCCTGGCGGCGAGATCTTGTTCATGGAATCGCCATCGACCTCAAGGGCGATCCAGTCGCCACCCGCGTCGAGATCCGGGCCGACGACCCGTGTGGCGTCGGCATATTCCTCGACCGCGTCGGCGAGGACGAGGGGGCCGGCGCTCACCCAGGAGACGAGGGGAACATCGAGCGAGACGCCGGTGTTCGCCGGCTGCATTTCGCCCCGCCCGGACAGCAGCCAATCGACGGAGACGCCCAGGTGGCGGGCATACTGGACGGCGCGCTCACGCCCGAAGGCGCGTGTGCCGTTTTCATTCGAAACATAGGTGGACACCGGAACACCGATCGCCCGGGCGGCATCCGTCCTCGCCCGGTATTTCAGCTTGCGTGCCTTCTCGAGGCGTTCGTGCATCGTCGACATAATACGCAGTGTATGTCTGTGAATGATGCATGGTGTATTGACCTTGGAATAATACATCATGTATCAATCCCCTCATGACACGGACCCAGCGCCTGCGGCAGGCCCGGAACTGGCCGCAACACCGGATGGCGGACTACCTCGGCGTTTCGCAGCCGACGGTGACGCGACTCGAGGCGGGTCAGCCCGAATCCGGCCCGATCTCACGGCTTCTGGACTTGCTGGAAGCCGAGCCCCTTCCCGCCGCCCCCGAGACCGACATGCAGCCTGCGGCGGGCCCTTCGGCCGGCGCGACCGATGACGCGCCGGCCGCTTTTTCGGGAGAGGCCGCATGAGCGGGAAACGCGACATCCAGAAGCGCTCGAAGGCTGACAAGCCGAAGCGCCGGCGGAGTTCGGCCCCGAACGGCTTTCGGCTTGGTGATGGCTTTCGGCAGGGTCTCGGCGTGGCGGCGAGCAACGCGGCGGCCATGGGCCTCCAGGGCGTGGCGAGTTTCGCGGGCGCCTTCGCTGCGATGGAGGCGGGGCGGCGGCGGTTCATGGTGATGGCTCCGGTGGGTGGCGATGGACCTGAGACTGCCCCGGCGGTCGCTGCCGGATCCGCGTTGACGGCGACGGAGAACGCGGCGCCCGGCTCCCGATTCGATGCCGCGCGGTTTGCGGGCCGGGTGAAGCCGGGTGCCGTGCGCAACTTCCTGCGCGCCGAGTTCAAGGGGCAGAAGCCGCACCTGCGGGTGGCGGCGTTGACCGGGATTCCGGAAGGCACGATCCGCAACGCCATGGCCTGGAACGGGCCATCCGAGCTTTCCGGCGGGCACATGCTGCGCCTCGTCGCGGTGTTCGGGCCGGCCTTCCTCGCGGCGGTGCTGGATCCCGCGCCCGGCTGGGCGGCGGAGGCGGAAGGGGAGGGCGGCGCATGACCGGTCCCCAGTACCGCGAGCCGCGCGACTCGCCCGACGGGGTTCTGAGCCCCGGCTTCGTCATCTCCGTCTTCGTCGTCGGCGCGCTCGCCGCGCTGCTCTTCGCGTTCCTCGCCGCCTGAGGGCAGCGGGGCGTCCCAACCCCTCGGCCATGGAGGCCCGCATGCAGACGCTCGACCTTTCCGCGGTCGCGATCCGGCCCGGTGACGCCTCGGCCGATCTCGGCGCCGCTCCGCAGCTGCAGTGGATCAAGATCGCGGATCTCGTCGTCGACGAGACCTACCAGCGGCCGGTGACCGATCAGGGCCGCCGCAGCATCCGCGCCATCGCCCTCCACTTCTCCTGGTCGCGCTTCGCGCCCGTCGTCGTCTCGCCGGTGGAGGGGGGGCGCTATGCCATCGTCGATGGCCAGCACCGCACCACGGCCGCGGCGCTGCGCGGCATCGAGAGCGTGCCCTGCGCCGTCATCATCGCCGACCGCAAGGGGCAGGCCGCGGCCTTCGCCGCGATCAACGGCAACGTCACGAAGATGTCGAGCCTGTCGCTCTACCGGGCGGGACTTGCCGCCGGAGAGTCGCGTGCGGTGGCGATCAACCGGGTGTGCGAGCAGGCCGGCGTGATTGTGCTGCCCTATCCGAAGGCGGCCAAGACCATGGAGCGTGGCGAGACGCTGGCGCCGGCGATGATCTGGAAGGCCATGCAGATGTTCGGCGAGGCGGCGGTCATCGCCGGTCTCGAGGCGATCGTGAAGGCCGGCGTCGGCAACCCGGGCTTCGTGCGGACGGAGCCAATCCTCGCCTATTCCGACGTGATGAAGCGCCACCCGGGCTGGGCCAACCACGACAGCCTTCTGGACGTGCTCGACGACTTCGACCTGTCGGAAGCCTGGCGCCGCTGCCAGTTCATGGATCCCGGCGAGGGCAGGGCCCGCTGGAACACGCTGGGCGACCAACTGGAGGCCTATCTCACCCGCGCGCTCGGCGCTTCGGAGGCCCAGGCCGCATGAGCGACACCGCACAAGCGATGCTGCCGATCCACCCGCTGGCGGAGCTGTTCCCGGCGATCGAGGGCGAGGCCTTCGACGCGCTGGTGGAGGACATTCGCCGGCACGGGCTGCATGAGGAGATCGTGCTGCTCGAGGGCGCCATTCTCGACGGCCGCAACCGCTACCGCGCCTGCCTGATAGCGGAGGTGGAGCCGCACTTCGTCTCCTTCACCGGGCCTTCAGCGCCGCAGATCTTCGCCGGGCGCGACCCGCTGGACTTCGTGCTCTCTCGCAACCTGCACCGCCGGCACCTAAGCGAGAGCCAGAGGGCCATGGTGGCGGCGAAGCTGGCGACGATGACGCGGGGCCGGCCGGGCAATAATCCCTCAATTGAGGGAATTTCCGCCGGGCGGGCGGCCGAGCTTCTCAATGTCGGAGTGGCGTCGATCGAGCGGGCCCGCGTCGTGCGCGAGGATGGGGTCGAGGGGCTGACTGCGGCCGTGGAAGCCGGCGACGTCTCCGTCTCGGCCGCTGCCGCCCTGGCGTCGCTGCCGCTCTCCGAGCAGGCCATCATCGTGGCGCGGGGCAAGGCGGAGATCCTCGCCGCGGCCAAGCGCTTCCGCGACGAGAACACGGCCAGGAAGAAGGCCCTGCGGGCGGAGAAGGAAGCCCGCCTCGGCGCGAAGCAGCGGGCCCTGCCGGAGCGGCGATATGGCGTGATCTATGCCGACCCGGAATGGCGCTTCGCAAACTGGAGCGACGAGACCGGCATGGATCGCGCGCCGGAGAACCACTACCCGACCTCCGACCTCGAGACGATCTGTCAGCGGGACGTGGCGGGCATCGCGGCCGAGGTCAGCGTGCTGTTCCTGTGGGCGACCGTGCCCATGCTGCCCGAGGCGCTGCAGGTGATGGCGCGCTGGGGCTTCACCTATCGCTCGCAGTTCTGCTGGGCGAAGGACCGGGCCGGGCTCGGCCGCTGGAACCGGAACCGGCACGAGCTGCTGCTGCTCGGCACGCGCGGCTCGCCGCCGTGCCCGGCGCCCGGCACCCAGTGGGACAGCCTCATCACCGCGCCGCTGGGGCGACACTCTGAGAAGCCGGAGAACTTCCACCGGCTGATCGAGGACTACTTCCCGACCCTGCCGAAGATCGAGCTGAACGCGAGGCAGGCGCGGCCCGGCTGGGACGCCTGGGGCTTCGAGGCGGAGGCACCATGACCGCCTTCGCCGAACACGGCCACTTCGACGCCGCGCGGTGGCTCGCCGCCTGCCTCGCCGACCCCGACGGCTTCGTGCCGGCCTCGGCGGAGATGGCGCAGCTCGCGGCCGAGCATGCCTATGGCCGCCGCTTCACCATTCACCCGTTCCGCCCGCCGGAGCACTTCACCGCCGGCCTTCTGACCGTCGACCGGCAGAGGGTCACTGGCGGGCAGATCTACGCGTCCTGGGCGATCGTGCCGACGCCCGAGGCCGGGGCGCCGGGGCTGGTGCCGGTGCTGCGGAAATGGATGGGGCCGGCGATCGGCTCGCCCGGCTGGGTGCGGGTGGCGGGCTTCCTCGACACGGCGGCGGCCAAGGCGGGGCTTCGGGCCCTGCACATGGCGGGACGGCGGGAGGGCGGTGGCCCGCCCGACTGGATGCGGCCCGACGGCACGGCCGATGTCGGGGCCGTGGAGCGCGTGCTGATGGCGGAGGGGCTGATGCCCGGCCGCCTGGGCGCCTCTGCAACCCGTGTCTATGCGTGGAGGCGATGATGACGCGACCTGGCGGGAGTCCCTTTCGGCGTGACGCGGCGGCTGAGATGCGCGCCCGGGCGCTGGCGATCCGCCGCCAGCTGGACGCGCTGCGGGGAGAACTCGACACGCTCGAGGAGCGGGCCGTGGCGGCCGAGGTGCACGCCGGGGCCAAGCCTGCCGAGTTGGCGGCCCCCCGCTTCACCCTGCAGCTTCGCCAGACGGCGCGGGAGGTCGGCATCAGCGTTGCGCAGCTCTGCGGGCCTTTCCGCGCCCGGGCCATGGTGGTGGCGCGCGACGAGCTCTACTGGCTCGGCGCGGTGCATTACGGCCTTTCGCTGCCGCTGATCGGCCGGCTGATGGGCAACCGCGACCACACGACGGTTCTGCACGGCAAGCGGCGGGCCATGGCGGCCCTGAAGGCGGCAGGGCTCGCAGATGTCGAGGCCATGCTGGCCCTGACGCCTGCGGAGCGCCGGGTGATCATGATGGCGCATTTCGAGGCGACGAACGGCCGCTCGCGGGATGACCAGCGGGAAGGTGCCCGGGCATGAGCTTCAAGGCGGTCGGTTGGGCGATGGAGACCGGGCGGCGCATGGGGCGGGAGCTTCCCGCGCCGCTGCGCTGGCTGCTCGTCTGCGTCGCCGACCGGCAGAACGAGGACACAGGCTATACTTTCATCCGCCCGCGAAAACTTGCGGAAGACCATGGTAATTCGCTGGACTGGGTGAAGGGGGCGCTGCGCCAGCTGGAGCAGCTCGGCCTCATCGCCAGGGTGCGCCGGCTGAAGGCGGACGGAAGCCACGACACCTCCCTGCTCATCGTGCTGCACGACGACGCGGCCCGCGAGAAGGCGGCGGAACTGGGCTGGACGCCGCCGCTGCCGGATGCGCCGGACGAGCCGGAAGAGACACAAGATGTTGAGGGGGTGGGGGTGGATTCACCCCTACCCCCCGAAGGTAGGGGGTGGGGGTCCACAGACCCCCAGGGTGGGGGTGATTTGACCCCCACCTCTATAGATGAACCTGGAAGTGAACCTTTATCCCCCTTGCCCCCCTCGCGTGCGACGCGGGAGGCGGCGCCATCAGCGGAACAGCCCCTAGCGGTGGTGCCTTCGGACAAGAGGCCTTCGGGCTGGCAGCCGGACGGCTGGAGCCCCGACACGGCCGGAGCGGATGCCTTTCTCGCCAGCTGGGAGCCGAAGACGGCCGGTGACCTGCCGGAGGTCGTGCGGCGGACATGGGCGAAGCTTTCGGCGGAGGATCGGCGCCAGGCCGTGGCGCGGCTCGCCGACTGGCGGGCGCAGATGCGGCGGGAGGGCAAGCGGTTAGGCACGGCCAAGGCCTATCTGCGCGACAAGGCCTGGCAGGCGCTGGACCATGTGCGGGCCGGGCGGCGGGACGGCACGACGCCGAAGTCGTTTTTCATTCGCAAGGGCTCTCCGGAATGGCAGGCCTGGGAGGCGCACGAGGCCCGGCATGGGCGGCGGATGATCGCCATTCCGTCGAAGCACGAGGGCGGGGTCGGCTGGTGGATGCAGACGCCGTGGCCGCCGAAGGCCGACGGTGCGGCGGGCGGAGGCCAGGAGGCGCTGGCCGAGAGCCATGACGAATTTGCACGGGTCAGCGGGCTGTGAGCGAGGGCGGGATGGACGGGATGATGGATGGCGTGCCGCTGCTCGACTGGTACGTGGTGGCGACGAAGCCGCAGAGCGAGGCGCTGGCCAGCCGCTCGATCGCGCGGCTCGGCTTCCAGTGCTATGCGCCGACCATGCCGGTGACCCTGCGCTGCGGCCGCAAGGGCACCGAGACCGTGGTGCAGAAGCCGACCTTTCCGCACTACCTCTTCGTGCCCTTCGACGCGGTGCGCGACCCCTGGCCGCGAATCGCATCGGCCTTCGGCGTGTCGCGGATTCTCACGACCGGCGCACCGAGCTGGTCCCCGCTGCGGCTTCCGAAGGGCTTCGTGGAGCGGCTGATGATGGCGATGCCGGACGCCGCGGCGCGGCCGAATGTCGTGATGTTTCAAGTGGGTGACGAGGTGACCGTGCAGGGCGGGCCATTCGACGGCGTGATGGCCCGGATCGCGACACTTGACAGGCGCGGCCGTTGCAGCCTGTTGTTGCGCATCCTCGGCGGCGAGATCAAAGCGCAGTTCGAGGTAGCTCAAATCGCCAGGCGACGGTCGGCTTGACCGGATGACATTGGCGAGGGTGGCGGCGGCACGGAGGGTGTGATTCACCCCGCCGTGCGGATGCCATAGACGACCCCGACAGCCCGGCCATCGTGCCGGGCTTCGTCGTTTCAGAGGGCATAGGGCAGCGCCCTGCCTCGCCCACGCTCGTGATCTGGCAGGCCCGGCCTTCGGGGGACCGCCAAGGGAGGCGGGCGCCCATCCCGATCTCAGTCATCAGCATCGCTTCGATGGTCAAGACGCTGAAACCATCAGTGGCGATGCTGGACGCGCGGGTGGCGGCCCAACCGACAAAGCAGGCAGACGCGGTCTATCAGAACGCTCTTCACCGCCGCTGGTCGGCGGCCGTCATCGAGCGGGATGGTGGGCGATGCCAATGGCCTGGGTGCGACAAGGCGGCTCCGATGCACCGCATGGTCGCTGACCACGTCATCGAGGTGAAGGACGGCGGCGCGCGGTTTGACATCGCCAATGGCCAATGTCTCTGCGTCCAGCACAACACCCTGAAGGGCGCCCGATCGCGGGTTGCTCGAATGGCCCGCCACCCGGGGGGTGGGTCGGATCTCTAGATCGCGATCGCGATTGACCGCTTCTTCCCTCATTCAGGGATTTTTGGGTCTCGTTCGCGCGAAAACTTTTTTATTCCAGCGACTTAACAGGTAGCAGCCATGGCAAAGAATGCGCGCACCGCGCCGGCCTGGCTCGAGGACGCGGCGGCTCGCCGGATCTGGGAGCGCCTGCATCAGGATCTCGTATCGATCCGCTTCCTCGAGACGACCGATCACAACGCCCTCGGCCGGTACTGCCAGTACATGGCGGAGTGGATCTCCCACACCCGCGTCATCCGCAAGGAAGGCGCGACCTACAAGACGTCGTCCAAGCACGTCGAGGACATGGTCCGGCTTCGGCCCGAGGTTCGTCTCCGCGAGCGTTGCGAGACCGCGATGAAAGCCCTCGAGGACTCGCTCGGCCTCAACCCGCGCTATCGCTTCGCCATCACCCAAGCGCTCCTCGGCCAGAAGCCGATCACGCCGCAGGATCAGCTGCCCCTCGGCACGGGCGAGGATGCGCCGGCCAGCGACGATCCGGTCGCTGCTCACGCCTCGGCCTGGGAAGGCGTGCTCCACAGGGCTGGCGGCCAGCCCAACTGATGACCGCCTGGACCCTCGCCTGTCCGGACTGGGAGGAGCGGCTGCGCGCGGGCCGGCCCCTCGTTCCCGATCTGCCGCTGTTCACCGAACCGGCAGAGCAGGCCGTCAACGCGTTTAACATGCTGCGGCTTCCCGACGTGAAGGGAAGCCCGACGATGCAGAGGGCAGCTGGCGAGTGGTTCCGCGCCATCGTGCGGGCGCTGTTCGGTTCGCTCGATCCGGCGTCCGGCCAGCGCCTCATCCGCGAGGTCTTCCTCCTCGTGCCGAAGAAGAACTCGAAGACCACCAACGGCGCCCTGCTGATGGTGGTCGCGCTCCTGGTCAACCAGCGGCCGAACGCCTCGTTCCTGCTGATCGCTCCGACCCAGAAGATCGCAGATCTTGCCTTTGACCAGGCCGCCGGCGCCATCGCCCTCGACAGCTACCTGTCGAACAAGGTGTTTCACATCCAGACGCACCTGAAGCGCATCACCCACAAGCGCACCGGCGCCACGCTGGAGGTGAAGAGCTTCGACCCGAAGATCGTCACCGGCACGAAGCCCTCGGGCATCCTGATCGACGAGCTGCATGTCGTCGCCTCGGCCCCCGAGGCCGACCGCGTCATCCGCCAGCTGCGCGGCGGTCTCATCTCGCAGCCGGAAGGCTTCATGATGACGATCACCACCCAGTCCGAGCGCCCGCCGGCCGGTGTCTTCGCCGCTGAACTCAACAAGGCCCGGGCGGTGCGGGACGGCCGGCTCGAGGAGGCCATTCTCCCGGTCCTCTACGAATTCCCTGAGGCGCTCGGCGTCTGCGAGGTCCAGCCGGACGGGCTCTTTCCCTGGGAGAACCCCGAACACTGGCGCATGGTCACGCCAAACGCCGGCCGGTCGATCACCGTCGACCGGCTCATGCCGGACTATCGCGCTGCCAAGGCCGACGGGCCGGAGGCGCTGCGCGGCTGGGCGTCCCAGCACCTCAACATCGAGATCGGCCTCGCGCTGCGCGCCGATGCCTGGGTCGGCGGGCGATACTGGGAGCGGAACGGTGACAAGGCCCTGACGCTTCGCAGCCTCATCGACAGGTCCGACGTCATCGTCGCCGGCATCGACGGCGGCGGTCTCGACGACCTCTACGGCCTCACTCTGCTCGGCCGCGACACGGTCTCAGGCGAGTGGCTCGCCTGGTCACATGCCTGGGCCCACGAGATCGTGCTCGAGCGCCGCAAGGACATCGTCGCCCAGCTGCGCGACTTCGAGGCCGACGGTGACCTGACGATCGTCTCCCGCCCGGGGGACGACGTCGCCCAAGCCGCGGACATCATCATGGAAGCCGAGGCCGCCGGCCTCCTCGCGCACAAGCACGCCATCGGCGTCGACGTCTACGGCATCGGCGCAACGGTCGCCGAGATCCGCGCTCGCGGCATCCATGAGGACCGCATCGTCGGCATCGGGCAGGGCTGGAAGATGTCCGGCGCCATCAAGACGACCGAGCGCCGGCTTGCCGGTCGCACACTCGTCCATACCGGCTCCCGGCTCATGGCCTGGTCCATCCGTAACGCCAAGGTCGAGCCCAAGGGCAACGCCGTGTCGATCACGAAGGCCGCCTCCGGCAACGCCAAGATCGATCCGCTGATGTCTCTCTTCAACGCCGTCAGCCTCATGGCGACGAACCCCGAGGCGGTTGCTGTCGCGCCCTGGGAAGACCCCGAATTCAGGATGGCTGTCTGATGGCCAAGGCAACCGAAACGCGCGCCAGCATCGAGAGCACCGCGGTGCCGGTCTCGTCCGCCAACTTCCTCGAGTACTTCGGGCTTGGCGCACTCGCCTCCAGCGCCGGCGTTTCCGTGTCGATCGAGACTGCCCTTGGCGTTCCGGCTTATGGCGGTGGCGTCAATTTCCTCTCGGGCACCATGGCCAGCCTGCCGCTGCACCTCTACCGCCGCGGCGAAGGCGGTAACGAGCGGCAGAAGTCGCCGCTGGCCACCCTCCTGCACGACGCCGTCAACGACGAGACCTCATCGTTCGCCTGGCGCAAGTGGATCTACGACAACGTCTTCACCGGCGGTCGCGCCGTCACCTTCATCGAGCGCAGCTCGGCCGGGCGGATCATGAACCTCTGGCCGCTCGATCCCGCCGGCCTGACGGTCAAGCGGGAGGAGGGACGCCGCGTCTATCTGTTCCGTGACGGCGGCACACCGAAGACCTACCAGGCCAGTGAGGTGATCGACATCACCTTCATGCTGAAGCCGGACATGGTCCGGCACCGCGGGCCGGTCGCCATGCACCGCGACGTGCTCGGCCTCGCCATCGCGCTCACCCAGTACTCGTCGAAGTTCTTCCAGAACGGCGGCGTTCCGCCCTTTGCTCTGGTCGGCAAGTTCCTCTCGCCGGGCGCTGTGGCCCGTGCCAGTGCCGACCTGCAGGATGCGGTCAAACGGGCGTCCCGCGAGCAGCGCCTGGCGCTGCCGCTGCCGGACGGCGTCGACATCAAGTCGATCGGCGTCGACGCGGACAAGGCGCAGCTGATCGAGGCGCACCGCTTCGTCATCGAGCAGATCGCGCGGATCCTGACGATTCCGCCGACCTTCCTGCAGGATCTCACCCACGGCACCTTCTCGAACACCGAGCAGCAGGATCTGCACTTCGTGAAGCACCGGCTGCGGAGCCTTGCAACGCAGTTCGAGCAGGAACTGAACCTGAAGCTCTTCGGCCGGATGTCGAACCGGCTCTTTGTCGAGCTGGCTGTCGACGGCCTCCTGCGTGGCGACTTCAAGAGCCGGATGGAGGGCCTCTCCAAGGCCGTCCAGGCGAGCATCCTCATGCCGAACGAGGCCCGGGCGCTGGAGAACCGGCAGGCCGCCGAGCACGGCGACCGCCTCTACATGCAGGGCGCCATGGTGCCGCTCGGCACCGCGCCCGCCGCACGGCCGGGGCTGGCCCTGACTGATACCGACAAGGGAGACGACAGCGATGCAGCGTGAGGTCCGCTTCAGCCTGCCGGCGGAGATCCGCGCGGAGGGAAATGGCATCCGGGTCTCCGGCTATGCCGCCATCTTCGACAAGCGCGCCGACATCGCCGGCTACTTCACCGAGTCATTCGCGCCGGGAGCCTTCGCTGCGGCCGTGACGCGCGACGACGTCGTCTTCCTGATCAACCACGACAGCCTGCCGCTGGGGCGGACCAGGGCAGGTACGCTGACCCTGCGCGAAGACGCCCGCGGCCTCTACATGGAGGCCGACCTCGATCCTGAGGATCCGGACGTCCGTTCCATCGTCGGCAAGATGAAGCGCGGAGACCTCGACAAGATGTCGATCGCCTTTTCCGCCATCCGGCAGGAATGGGACGAGTCCGTCGAGCCGCCTCACCGGCGCGTCCTCGAGGCGCGCCTCTATGACGTCTCGATCGTCAATGTCCCGGCATACGAAGGCACGGAGATCGGCCTTCGCTCTCTGGAGGCGGCGCGCGACGAGCGCCGCCGGCAGAACCATTCTGCGGCTGCCAGGCGCATCCGCATGAAGAAGAACCTCAGCCAGCGCGTCATGCGCGGGGCCTGAGAGGGGCAAGGGGCGCGCGCCTCTCCCAACCGAAACAACCGACAGGAGCTGTGCCATGAGCACCGTGAAGGAGCTTCGTGAGAAGCAGGCGCGCATTGCGACCAATGCCCGCGCCAAGTTCGACGAGATCAAGGACGACACGCCGGCGGAGCGCGCCGCGGAGATCGAACGCGAGTTCGACGCCATGATGGCCGACCACGACCGCATCGGCGAGCGCATCGAGCGGCAGGAGAAGCTGGAGGCGGCGGAGAAGCGCGCCAATGCGCCCGACCCGCGCCGTCCGAGCGGCGGTTCTGTCGAGGCCGCCGGCGTCGACGAAGGCGACAAGCCCGACTACCGCACGGCCTTCTATGCGATGCTGGCCAGCGGCGGCAACATCTCCGATTTGCCTGCCGAGCATCGCAACATCCTCCGCGCCGGTGCGATCGCCCGGCCCGAGTTCCGCGCCCAGACCGTCGGCACCACCACGGCCGGTGGCTTCACCGTTCCCACGGAACTCGCCGACATCATCGTCCGCACCATGAAGGCCTGGGGCCCGATGTACGACGAGGACATCTGCACCATCCTCAACACGTCGTCGGGCAACCCGATCAAGATCCCGACCGTCGATGATACCGCCGTCACCGCCGAGAAGAAGACCGAGGCTGCGGCCCTCACCGACGATGGCGGCAAGGACGTCACCTTCGGGCAGAAGTCGCTCGACGCCTACGTCTTCGATACCGAGTTCGTCCGCTTCTCCATGGAGCTGGCGCAGGACTCGATCTTCAACGTCGAGCAGCTGCTCGGCGACCTTCTGGGCGAGCGCCTGGCGCGCGTCGCCAACAAGGAACTGACGATCGGCGACGGCACCGGCGATCCCAATGGCGTCGTCACCGCCTCGAGCCTCGGCAAGACGGCGGCGGCCACCGCGGCGATCACCGGAGACGAGATCATCGATCTCCTGCACTCGGTCAATTCGGCCTATCGCCGCTCGCCCAAGGCGCGCTTCATGTTCGCCGACACGACGCTGGCGGCCATCCGCAAGCTGAAGGACGGCCAGGGCAACTACCTCTGGCAGATGGGCGACGTCACCACCGGCGCGCCGGGCACGCTGCTCGGCTACCGCTACTCGATCAACGACGACATGGACGCTCTCGCCGCGGCGAAGAAGGTCATGCTCTTCGGTGACTTCTCCAAGTACTTCGTACGCAAGGTCGGGGCTCCCGTCATCGGCGTCCTTCGCGAGCGCTTCTGGCCGGATCTCGGCATTGCCGGCCTCATCCGCTTCGATGGCGAACTCGGCGACACCGCCGCCGTCAAGCACCTCATCACCGCCGCCTCCTGATCGAGGTCGGTTCGGCAAGGCGGGCGGCTCCTGGGCTGCCCGCTATCCGAGCCGTTCGGAGGATCCCATGAAAGTCAGAATGATCCAGTGCCAGGCCGGCGTGGACTTCGTCCGCAACCCCGGCGACGTCGTGGACGTGTCGGACGCCGAGGCCGGCCGCATGATCGAGGCCGGCATTGCCTCGCCCCTGCGCGATCCGCCGGTCGAGACGACGACGCCGGTTCGCGCAGCCGAGACCACCTCGACCAGGCGGAAGAAGGGCTGACATGGCCAGCGACTTCGTCCCGGTCTGCACCGCTCCGCCCGAGGCCATGCCTGTCACGCTCGCCCAGGCTAAGGCGCATATGCGCATCGACCACGATGCCGAGGACACGGTGATCACCGACATGATCGCGGGGGTCACCGAGTTCCTGGACGGATGGAACGGCTGGCTCGGCCTCTGCCTGGTGGACCAGACTTGGCGCCACAGCTTCGCTGGATGGTGCGGCGGCGAGTTGCGTCTCGCCTTGCCGGGAGCGACAGCGGTCGTGGTCAAGTACACCGACACTGCCGGGGCCGAACAGACATTGGCCTCCGATGCCTATCACCTCATCGAGGACATGCTGGGGTCGCTGCTCATACCGGCTGAGGCGGCAACCTGGCCGGCGCTTGGCAAGGTGCCCGCGCCCGTCCGTGTCGAAGCCAAGCATGGCTTCGCCAACGCCGCCGCGGTTCCGGCCGGCGTCCGCAACGGCATCCTCCAGATGGTCGCCGACTGGTACGAAAACCGCGCGACGGTCGGAACGGGTGGCGCCTCGCGCATCCCGCTGGAGGCCTCCGCCGACCGCAACCTCTCGCGCCATCGGCGGCTGAGGTTCCTCTGATGCCCGACATCATCGGCCTCCTCTCCTCCCGCGTCTCGATCCACCGGGCCTATGAGGCCGAGGGGGCGATGGGCCGCAAAGTCGGGGTGAGGATCTGCATCGACGAACGCTGGGCCTCGGTCCGGCCGGATCGCGGCACCACGGCGCTGGAAGGCCAGGTGCCGGTGGACCGCTGCGACCTCATCGTCTCCCTGCGCACCGGCGGCATCGTCGATCATCTGACGATCGAGGACCGCCTCGTCTATCCGGCCCGCTCCGGTGACTGGTACCGCATCACGTCCATCGAGCCTGCGAACCGGCAGACCGGCCGCCGCACGCTCTACTGCGTCCGCGAGGCGCGGCCCTCGCCAGCCGACGACGCCTGATCCCGTTCATCCGTTCCCGCTTCTCAACCACCAGGAGGCCGCCATGGGCGCGCAGCTCGACATCGCCGTGCAGATTCTCGGCAGCTACACCGGTTCCAACGACATCGCCGCCGTCACCGCGGCCTTCTCGAAGCGCAAGGCGCTGGGCTTCACCTCTGGCACCGGCGCCGGACAGGCCGACAAGGTCTTCTCCGACACCCGGTCGATCCCCGCCTCGTCCAACGACGACATCGACCTCGCCGGCTCGCTCGTCGATCCGCTCGGCGCCGCGCTCACCTTCGCCGGCATCAAGGCGATCTACATCGAGGCCGATGCCGCCAACGTCAACGAGGTCGTCGTCGGCGGTCACGACACCGCGGCCTTCCTAGGTCCCTTCGCCGACGCCACCGACAAGGTGAAGCTGAAGCCGGGCGAGGTGCTGCTCGTCACCAATCGCACCGCTGCCGGCTGGCCCGTCACCGCCACCACGGCCGACATCCTGCGCATCGCCAATGGCGGCGCGGGCTCGGCCGTCGGCTATTCCATCATCCTGGTCGGCGACAGCGCGTAATGGCCATCGCCGGCCTCGCGGCCCGGGCCCTTCTCTTCGCGGCCCCCAACATCCCGGCGGCCACGGCCGCCGCCGGGGTGCTGGGCGTCATCGAGACGCTCACCGGCCTGAAGAAGGTCTGGTCCAGCGTCGTCACGCTGGTCGGTGGCGGCGACGAGCGGCTGGCGAAGGAGATCGTCGCCCTGCAGCGCGAGCGCGGGCCAGACGACACCTTCACCCTCGAGCGCGGCACCGACTGGCGGCGCGAGGGCGACGAGATCGTCATCACCGCCTCCGCCGTCCGCCGGCTCACCTCGGGCGACAGCGACGACTATGCCTGGTTCGTCGAGCGCGGCACCGACGACACCGAGGCACAGCCCTTCTTCTGGGATTCGGCGGCGGAGAGGTTCGCCGCCTGGGGACGCGACATGGACCAGATACTCGATACGGCCGCCGCCGAGTTCAACGCAGGGTGATCCATGCGCTACCGCGTCACCGAGAACCGCGTCATGACGGGCTACGAGCTGAAGGCCTCCTTCCTCTATGAGGCCGGGCAGGTCGTCGACGACACGGTGGATCTGCCCGATCATGTCGAGCGGCTTCTCGCCGCCGGCGTGCTCGAGCCGATCGCCGAAGATCCGCCGCCGCCTGCTCCCGCCCGTCGCGTGAGGGCCGCATCATGAGCCTGTCGCCGGAAGAGGCGGTCGGCGCCGCCGTCGCCGCGCTGGTCAGGCCGGCGCTCGCCCCGCTCGCCTTCTATGACTACGTGCCGGCAGATGGCGAACTGCGCCTGCCGCTCGCCGCCCTCGGCGTCGTCGGCTCGCAGCGCCAGCACGGCAACCGCTGCGGCAAGGTCTGGCAGGTGTCCTTCCGCCTGCATCTCATGTCCAAGGCCTCCGGCCGCGAGGATGCCTGGCGCTGGCTGCAGAAGCTGCGCGATGCCCTCGACGGACAGACCCTCGTCCTGGCCGATCCCTATGCGGCCGAAAGCCGCCTCCGCGAGCAGCGCGCCGGCGATGCCGCCGACCGCCTCCAGGCCTTCAATCACGCCTTCATCCAGTTCGAGCTGACGGTCTCCCGCCAGCTCGCTTGACCTGCCGCCGCATCACCCTTGCCAGCGCCTGACGGAGGATCCCCATGGGCACCAATACCCTTCTCGAAACCGAGCTCGACCAGCTCTTCCTGTCGGACGGCACTGAAGGCGCCGGCCGCTTCAAGTTCATGTGCTATGTCGAGAACTTCGAGGCGCAGGACCAGCGCAACTTCACCGAGCGCATGGTCCGCGACTGCGACGACCCCGCCGCCAAGCCGGTGCGCAAATCGACGCCCGGCGCCTATTCCGGTTCCTACAGCCTCACCGGCCATGTCGCCCGCGCCAACGCCATGTATCGCGCGCTGAAGGATGCCGTGAAGAACGGCACCCGCATCGAGATGCAGCACAAGTGGGACCTGTCCGGTGCCAATGGCGGCGGCGCCGACGTCTTCTACGCCTACGTCGAGAACCACACGGAATCCGCCCCGAACGAAGGCACCGTCACCTTCACCGCGACGGTGCGTGTCGACGGCGCCAAGGCCTTCACGGCCGCCGCCTGATGACTTCAACCCGCATCACCCGGCCCTTCGCCGGCCGGGAGCGCGCCTTCGACGTCGCGCCGCTCGGCATCATCGAGCGACTCGAACGGGCCTGCGGCGCCGGCATGGGCGAGATCCTCGGGCGGCTCCAGGGCCGGGGCTTCAACCCCATCACCGGCATGCCGGACCCTGTCTTCCGCCATGCCGACATCCGGGAGACGATCCGGCTGGGCCTCATCGGCGGCGGCGCCGCTGATGCCGAGGCCACCGAATGGGTGATCGAGGCGATCGACGGCCGGCCCATCCTCGAGCACCTCGGCCTCGCCGTGGCGATCATGAGCGCCTACGCCTTCGGGGTGGATGATGCCCTAAAAAAATCCGAAGGCCCGGCGGCAAGGCGCCCTCGCGCTCGCAAGCCGTCGGGCCCGGCGACATCACCTGGGCTCTGACCTCCGGCATGTTCATGGGCCTCGCGCCCTCCGAGGTGCGAAGCCTCACCCTGCCGCAGTTCCTCATGATGCAGGACGCCTATGCCCGCGCCCATGCCGCACCCGGCAAGGGCGGCCCGCCGCCTGCGCCCCCGCCACCCCCTGCCGACATCGCCCGCCTGCTGAAGGCGAGGGAGTCCTGAGCGACCATGGCCCAGCCCATCGTCCTGCGCTTCAAGTCCGACACCGAGTCCGCCCGCAGGGCGGTGGTGGCGCTCGGCACCACGGTCGCCACCTCCATGGCCTCGGTGTCGGCCGCGGCCATGGCGGCGCACCAGTCCAGCAATCTGTCGATGGGCGGCATGGCGGTCACGGCGCTCAAGGCCGCCGCCTCGCTCACCGCCATGCAATATGCGGCGGTGGCGGCCTTCGCCGCCTTCACGGCCGCGGCGGCAGCCGGTGCTGTGGAGCTGGAGAAGTTCCAGAAGCTCGCCGAGAAGGCGGCGGCCTCCAACCTCGGCACCGCCTTCTTCCAGGCCTTCGTCGATGGCGCCCGCCAGCTGCGCCTCGAGACGAAGCAGCTGGAGAGCGATCTCGCCGCGCTGGAAAAGGCGACGCGGGACAAGTTCGATGCCGATCGCGCCAGCGGCGTCTCCAATCGCGCCGGCGACCTCCTGCAGGCGCGCTTCCGCGGCACCAACGATTTCGGCCTTTCGGAGTCGCCCACCCTCTTCGCCAATGCCCAGAACGCCGAGGAGCGGATCCGTGCCGTCCTCGTCGCGCTGCGCGACATGGAAGGGGCCGGGCAGCGCCTCGCGGCCATCGATCTCGCGCGCCAGCTCGGTCTCGACAATCTCGCCGAGCGGGTGGAGCAGGGCCGGGCCTCGTTCTCCGGCTTCCTCGCCGAGGTCGAGAAGACCGCCGCCACCGGCCTGCGCGACGGCTCGCTCGTCTCGCCGGAGCTCATCGCCCGCGCCGACGAGCTGAAGCGCCGCTGGGAGGCGAACACCGACGAACTGTCGAAGAACCTTCGGCCGATCCTCGACGAGTGCGCCCGCCTGGCGCTGGCCATCGGCAACGGCGCGGCCTGGACGGCCGAGCAGTTCACCAAGGTCGTCGGCGTCGTCGGCGAGGCCGTGCGCCTCATGCGCCAGCTTGCCAGCCTGGTGCCCGGAACCACCGCCGGCGCCATCGCCGCCACCGACGCCCAGTCGATCACCGCGCTCGAAACCCGCCTGCGCGATGCTGGCCTCTCGCCGTTGCAGCGCCGCGGCCTCGAACAGCAGCTGCGCGATGCGCAGGGGCGCGTCGCCCGCCGCGAGGCCTCGGACGTACCGGAGGCTCCGGTCGACTTCGGCTATGGCGGCACGCCGCCGCCGGCCACCTCTTTCAATGCACCGGTGCCCAATGCCCGGCCGGCCTCGGCCGGGGCGGGCTCGACGCCGCGCGCCTCTGGCTCCTCCGCGGAGAAGACCGATGAATGGGCCACGGCCTATGAGCGGCTCATCAACGCCATGGAGAAATCCAACGAGGTGCTGAAGGCCGAGCTGGCGACGATCGGCAAGTCGACGGTCGAGAAGGAGAAGGCCCTGGCCATCGCCAAGGCCGAGGCCGAGGCCCGCCGCACCGGCGGCACGCTCACCGACGAGCAGCGCCAGAAGATCCTCGCCCTCGCCGAAGCGCAGGGGCGGCTGAAGGACGCCATCAAGGCGGCCGAGGCGGCGCAGAAGGCCTACAACGACGCGGTCCAGTTCGCCGGCACGCTCACCTCCGGCTTCCTCTCCGACATCATCTCCGGCGGCAAGAATGCCCAGGAGGCGGTGATGAACCTGGTCAAGAAACTCGCCGATGCGCTGCTCATGGCGGCGCTGCTCGGGCAGGGGCCTCTCGCCGGCATTCTCGGCCTCGCGCCGGCGGCCGGCAGCGGGTCCACCGTCGGCGGCCTCTTCGGCATGTTTGGCGGCGGTATGGGCGCTGCCGGCATGGCGGGCGGAGGCATGGCCGGTGGCGGGCTCTTCGCCATGCTCGGCGGCCTCTTCGGCATGGGTGGTGCCGCGGCGCCTGCAACCCTCTCGCCCTTCATGTTCTTCCATGCCGGCGGCGTGCTCGGCACCCACGGTGCGCCTGGCTCCGTCCCGGCTGGCGTCTTCGCCGGTGCGCCGCGCTTCCATGGTGGCGGTGGGCTGCGTCCGGACGAGCTGCCGATCATCGGTCAGATCGGCGAGGAGATGCTCACCCGCAACCAGCGCAGCGCCGTGGCCCAGTCGCTCGCCATGGGCGATGCCGCCATGCAGGCTCTGCAGGCGCGCTCCGGCGGCGTCACCATGGCCAACACCTATCACTTCAACAACGTCACGGCGGCCGACCGCGCCACGATCATCGCCGAGGTCGAGCGCCGCGACGCGGAGGTGGCCGGCCGCATCGTCCCGACCGTCCAGGATGCCGATCGCCACGGCATCGAGGTCATGCCCTATTCGAAGGGAATGTGATGGCCCACGTCACGCTCCAGGCCGATGTCGACGGCCTGCCGGTCCTGCCGCTCGCCCTCTATGACGAGGCCCTGATGGAGGTGCCGAATGTCGGCGAGTTCTCGGCCAGCGACGACGGCGCCGGCGTCGAGGCCGAGCTGGTCGATCCGCGCTGGACGCTCTCCGTTCGTGTCTCCGGCCTCGACTATGACGACTACATGGTGCTGAAGGGCTGGGTGCAGCGGGTGCGCACCCTCCACGCCGGCCGCTTCCTTGGCTTCGATCCGCGCACCCGGCGCCCGCGCGCCTATGACCAGGCGACCGTCACGCCGCCCACGCCGACGCTCTCGGCTGCCCTGCCGCAGGATCCGCCGCGGCTGGTGCCGCTCGCCGGCCTCGGCCCGGGCTACCAGCTCTCGGCGGGCGATCGCCTCGGCATCGTCACCACCTCCGGCGTGCGCACCGTGCATGAGATCGTCGCCGACGTGACGGCCAGTGGCGGTGGCGCAGCCACCGTCTCGGTCATCCCGCGCGTCCTGCTCGCCACCGCCTCCGGCGTCTCCGTCTCACTCGACCGGCCGCTGCAGCTCTTCCACCTGCGCCCCGGCTCCTTCGAGCACGTCCTCTCCATCCACGGCGAGATCGCCTTCAAGGCGGTCTCGATCAACAGGGTCCTCGCGGAGATCTGATGGCCCGCGGCTTCTCCACCGACGCCCTCAATGCCCAGCGCGGCGAACGCGTCGGCGAGCGCTGGATGCTGCGCTTCGACTTCGACGAGGCGGATGGCGGCCCCGTCGCCTTCTGGTCGGGCTCTGTCGACTATACTTTCGAGGGCCTCACCTATCGTCCCGGCGGTGTGCTCGAGCTCGACGTCGTCAGCTACTCGCAGGGCCTTGCCCAGCAGCTCTCGGTCGGAATCCGCACCCTGGCCGATCGCGCCATTCCCGACGCGGCCGACACCTTCGCCCGCATCGAGACGATCGCCTACATCGGCCGCCCCGTGACGCTCTTCTTCGCCCTGATCGATGCTGAGGGGAGGGTGGTGGACGTGACGCCGGAATGGTCCGGCAAGTGTGGCCCGGTCGAGCACGAGCGCGACACCGCCAAGGGCGAGGTCTCCGCCGTCATGACGCTGGAGAGCGATTCCTTCGACCACGGCCGCAAGGAAACCGCCACCTTCTCGCCGGCCCTTTTCCGCTCCGCCAACCCCGGCGACGCCTTCTTCGACAGCGTCGCGGTCACCAAGTCGATCAAGATCAAGGTGGGGCGGTAATGAAGCGTCGCCCCCCCGCGAAACTGCCCAAGGCCCCACCGCGCAAGCGCGTCTGGCTGCCGGCCTTCCGGGCCGAAATCGCCCGGCTGCGCTCGCTGCAGCCCGGCATGGGCGTTCTGGATTGCATCACGGCGCCCCGCGACATGGTGGTGGCGCTCACCGGCGCCGACGCCAGCGCCTGGCCCACCGGCTGGACCGACGAGGCCTCTGCTCGTCGCGTCATGGCGCGGCATGGCTTCGCCGATGTCGGCGCGGTGCTCGCCGCCGTGCTCGAGGAGATCCCGCCGGCCTTCGCCCGCCAGGGCGATGTCGGCACGGTCGCGGGTCCGGACGGGCCTGCCGGCTGCATCGTCATCGGCGATACCCTCGCCATCGTCCGCGCCGATGGCCTGTCGGTCACCGCGCCGCGGCACCTGCTGACCCGGGCCTTCCGCGTCTGATCCATGATCCTTGCACCCATCGTCGCGGCTCTCTCGTCTGTCCTCGTCGCTGCCGGCATCCCGCTGATCGCGGCGCAGGCGATCGTCGGCATCGGCCTGGCCGCGGGTATGTATGCGCTGCAGCGCCTGCTCACCCCGCGTCAGCGCCCGCCGGGGCAGGAGTTCGAGGCGAAGGCCGGCGCCAACGTGCCGATGTTCTGCGTCTATGGCCGACAGCGCCTCGCCGGTGCGGTCATGCCGCCGGTGCAGACCGGCCGACGGGTGATGCATGTCCGAGTCCTCGGCATCGACTGGCATGACGCCCTCGAGGCCATCGTCATCGACGGCGAGCGCTGTCGCTTCAACGGCATCGACGGGCAGTGGTCCAATGCCGGAAAGCAGTTCCAGGGCGGTATCCTTGGCGATACCGACCCCGGCGGCGATGGCACCCATCTCGGCGATCCGCCCTGGACGCCCGGCCTCCAGTCCGCCGGCGCCGACGGCTCGGGCTGGGTGACGACCAAGGAGTACGGCAACAACGTCAAGGTGAAGTTCTATGACGGGCGCCCGGTGCAGAACGCCGATGCGACGCTCGTCGCCCAGTCTGGCTCCGACGCGCAGGGCAACAAGTTCTGGACCGCCGGCCACAAGGGCGGCGGCGTCTGCTACGCCATCGTCGACATCGAGCCGGATTCCAACAAGAACCTCTCGGCCAACCCGCAGATCGAGTTCATCGTCCGCGGCCGGCGCCTCTGGGATCCGCGCAAGGACACGACCTATGGCGGCACGGGCAGCCATTCCCGCGCCAACAAGGCGACCTGGGAGTGGAGCGACAATGTCGCTCTCGCCGCGACCGACTACCGCCTCGGCGTCTACATCGGCGGGGTGAAGATGATGGGCATCGGCACGCCCATCGCCCGCATTCGCATGGACAGCCGCATCGCCGCGGCGAACCTCTGCGACACGCCGCGCCCGCTCCTCGACGACGAGGAGGAGCCGATGTGGCGCATCGCGGCGGTGATCACCAACGAGCGCACCCACCGCGACAACCTGCAGATATTCTATGACGCCATGGCCGGCTGGGAGACCGAGCGGGGCGGCACCTATCGCCTCACCGCTGGCGGGCCGCAGACGCCGGTGGTGGCCATCACCGACGCAGACCTGGTGAAGGGGCCGCGCCGCTATAAGGCGAAGAAGCCGCGCTCTGACCGCTACAATGCCGTGGCCGGCAAGTTCGCCGATCCCTGGAATGCTTTCGAGCTGCAGGATCTTCCCCTGCGCACCTCCTCGGAGGACGAGGCGATCGACGGCGGCGAGCGGCTGACCATGACGCTGACCCTCTCGCAGGTGCCGAGCCAGACGCAGGCGCAGCACCTGATGGAGATCGCCCGCCGGCGGATGCGCCTGCAGGCCACCGCCACCGTCGCCGTGCCGCCGCGGCTGCGCGACGCCGAGACCATGGACACCATCACCTGGGCCTCGACTTATCATGGCGGCGTGGCCAGAGAGTTCCACATCCAGCAGTGGAAGAAGCAGCGCGACCTGACGCTCTCCTGGGGCCTCGTCGAGACCTCGGCCGACATCTGGGACTGGGATCCTGAGGCTGACCAGCTTGACCCGCTGGTCGCGGCCGACCTGCCCTCGGCGGCGGAGCGGCTGGCGACCGTCGCCGGCTTTGCCGTCGCGGCCAGCTACGATGTCGGCGAGGGCGGCCAGAAGCTGCCGGTGTTCCTCTGCTCCTGGACGCCGATCGCCGACCTGACGGTGGACGCCGTCATCGTCAGCTACCGGCCGGTGGGCGCCACCGACTGGTCGCAACAGCGCTTCGACACGGCCGACACGCTGGCCGCCGGCGAGGGCAAGATCTCCGCCGGCATCCAGGCGGAGACGGACTACGAGTTCAAGGCGGATCTCGCCACCACCCCGCCGCGCTACACGACCGTGCAGACGCCGGCGCCGGTGACCTCCGACCCGAACCATGTGGTGAAGAAGGCGATCATCACCGACACAGTGGAGCCGGGCGGGGTGACGCGACCGACGCTCGACCCGGCCTTCTCGGACCTGATGCGGCGGGTGAACGCGCGACTGACGTCGATCGAGGCGGGCCTCGACGACCTCGGCTCGGCGGTGCAGGCCCTGGACTCGGTGCAGGTCACGGACAACTCGGCGGTCATCGACCGCATCCAGAGGATCATCGCGAGGACGGCGAACACCCGCGCGACCGTGACGCAGGTGCAGACCGTGCAGGCGGATCAGACGACGGCGCTGGCGGCCCTTGGCATCGACGTTGACGCCATCGCAGGGACAGCTTCGGCCGGCGGCTTTCTACGCATCGCCGCGGAAGTGGACGGAAGCGATGAGCTGTCGGTTCTCAAGATCGGCGTGGCGGCGGAACGCGACGGCGCCGGCAAGACGGCAGCCATCGAAATGGCGGCAACCGGAACCGACAGCATGTTGACGCTCATCGCCGAGTTGCTGCGGATCAAGACGTCGGCTGGGGTCACGGTTGCGGAGTTCGACACGGGCACCGAGTCGTTCTCCATTTTCTCGGGCACATTCATTGCCGGAGTGGTGCAGTCAGCGGATGGCGAGTTCGTCATCGACCTCAACAACAAGACGATTGAGATGTACGACTGATGTCCCGGCGCTTTTTCGCTGGCGATGACGCCGGGACCTGGAAGTTCCGTATCTCAAAGCCGGGCTTTGACGCGAAGACGCTTGCCTCTAACTCCCCAAATCTTTTGCTCGATGCGGAGTGGGACGGGTCGATGCCGATCCATGACATTATCAGCGTCGTGTCGCCAGGTTCGGTGGTGTCCAGTTTCTCAGTCTCTTGGACAACACTGCCGTTTATCCCGCTGGTCCACCTGCTCAAGGACAACTCGGCATTCTATGTTTCCAATTTTGCTTATCAGAACTACGCACGCGACTTCAGGACCGGCACCGGCCAAGCCTATACGCAGATCACCGAGTCTGGTGCGACGTTCAAGGGCTACGCAGGCAACTTCCCGGCCAATTCAAGCCTCGGGCTGCTTTTCGTTTTCTATGTGCCGTCTGTGTGATCTCGATGGCAAAGCGCCTCTACATCGGTCCAAAAGATGGCACCAACGTCATAAGGCTATCCAAGGCCGGGGTTGACGCCGAGACCGGCGACGTTGGGGACATGATCCTTGCGAGCGACAGGAGCCTGTTCCAAATCGCCCTCATCGCTAACGTCAGCCTGACCACAGTGGTGACAACCGTCCAACTTCCGACCGACTGCACGGGCTGCGATCTCTATGTGCTGGACTTTGTAACGACGAGAAGCCCGGCTGGGCCGACGGAGCCCATCAAGTTCACAGTGGCAATCTCTGGCGATGAACTCATCATTACAATCACGGACTGCAATCCAGGGCCGATGCCGCCAAACTTTGTGAACTTCACCAGAGCCCTCCAAGTTATGATCGTTAAGAGATAGCGATGTCCTCGGTCTTTATTGGAAGAATGTCGAATGGTGCATTCAGGGCTGGGGTAGCGAAATCGGGGTTCGACGCATCTGACCCCGCGACAAAATTCGCGGACATGAAGTGGTCATCGGAAGCCGCAACTATTCGGTTTGTCGCAAGGGGTGAGTCACTCGCTGACGGCGACAGCTCAGTTCCGGGGGCGAGCGACGGGATGGGGCCGACAACAAGCGTCACGATTCCCGAGATCGTTGGGTCATTCTACGCGAGGTGCTTGGTCCAGGCCGAGAACAGATGGTCGTGGTTGTTCTACAATCTATCGACATCAAGTTACTCGGTTTCCACCAACAATGAGATGGCTACAGGCTGGTGGATGCACCCAAGCGGACAGCCGTCAGGACCCAGTGCATGGCTTGGGCCTCACGTCGAGTTGCGTTTGGTTAATTCAACGACGCTTGGCATTCGCACCAATAACTCTGGAAACGGCAGTAACAACAAGACCCGCGTCCGCTGGGCTGTTTTCGAGAGCCGCTGACCTCTCGCCTACTCCTTTCGTCAATTCAGCTTTCCTCACCCCTCCGCCAGGGAACGCGCCCCCATGCTCGAAAACCTCTACCCGATCGCGGGGCAGACACTATCTGTCGCCAACGGCGCGACAGCGTTCTCGATCGCCTCGATCATCCTCGACGAGAACGACGTGGTGGCCGGCGATGCCCTGTCGGACGGCGCCAGCTTCATTCCGATTTCGGCGGTGGACGAGGGGCTGGGAACTGGCGCGCTCGAGTTCGCCTGGCCGGGTACGACCCGCTCCGGCTATGCGGTGTGGTGGATCTGGCGCAACCCGGCGGTGCGGCAGTCGGCGCAGTATGCCGCGGCGCAGGCGAGCAAGGTGTCGGCGCGGCAGGCGCTCATCACCGGGCAGGCAGTGCTCTGGCGCGTGGCGACCGAGACGAACACACCATGGACTGATCCGGAGGAGGGCGACCGCTACCTCATCGGCGCGAGTCCGACAGGCGCTTGGTCTGCCAAGGCCGGATATGTGGTTGAGCGCAGGAACGGTGCGGATGTGTTCTCGCAGGCTGCGGTAGGTGACTGCGCTGCGATCCAGGACACGAACATCGTCAAGATTTACAGCGGAACGACGTGGGCTTCGGCAACGGGTGAGAGTTCCGGCGCCATCGACTGGGAGGCTGCCGTCGATGTCGCTTCGGCCACGACGACGGACATCGGTGCCGCGGCGTCGAACCTGGTGCGGATCACCGGGACCACGACCATCACCGGGCTCGGAACCGCCGCAGCCGGAGTGGCGCGGTGGGTGCGCTTCGCTGGCGCGCTGACGCTCACCCACAATGCCACCTCGCTGATCCTGCCCTACGGGGCATCGATCACCACGGAGGCTGGGGCAACGGCTCTCTTCGTCTCGGAGGGGGCCGGGAACTGGCGCTGCTACTGGTATCAGCCTGCGACCTCATCGGCCGCGCGCACCATCCTCGGCGCGCTGGCAAAGGCCGGCGACACGATCCTCGGTCCGCTTGAACTCGCCACCGCAGACAGCGAGGCTTCGGCCGCAACCGTCTCGCTCGGCTCGACGACCTCGAACATCGTCGAGATCACCGGCACCACCACGATCACGTCATTCGGGACCGCAGCGGCCGGGGTCTGGCGCTGGGTGAGGTTCGCTGGGGCTTTGACCCTGACGCACAACGCAACGAGCCTGATCATCCCTTACGGCGCGAACATCACCACGGCCGCGGGCGACACGATGCTCGTCATCTCCGAGGGTTCGGGGAACTGGCGCGTCCACTTCTATCAGTTCGCCGGGGCGGCAGCGGCGAGGACAGCCATCGGGACGCTTGCCAAGGCCGGCGACAGTTTCCTCGGCGCGAGCGGAGTCCAGCTCAACGCAACAACCTGGACCACATTGTCAGGCACCGCATGGCACGCAAATGGTGCGAACACGACGGACGTCAACACCGTCATCGATGCCTATGCTGCGACGGGCAACTACTACATTCGCCGGGCCAATGGCACGAACGCCAGCAAGTCCGCACTCGGTTCCGAAGAGACGATCGGGCGCTTCGGCTGGGCGGGCTATGCGGACGGAGCCTATACCGGGCTTAGGGCGCAGTTCGTCGGCCGAACGAGCGAGGCGTGGACCGCGACGGCGCAGGGCTGCAAGTTCTTCCTCGCGACGACAACGAACGGCACGACATCCCTCACCAGCCGGTGGGTTTTCGAGCATAACGGTCACTTCGTCCCCTTCGCCGACAACACCTACAACATCGGCTCCGGCAGCTTCCGCGTTAAGGAAATCTTTGCGGCCAACGCGACGATCAACACCTCGGACGCGACGGAGAAGGAATGGCGCGGTGATTTGTCCGAGGCAGAACTGAGGGTGGCTGCGAAACTCCGCCAGTCAATCGGCATGTTCCGCTGGAAGGAGAGTGTGGCCGAAAAGGGCGACAAGGCCCGGCAGCACATCGGAACGACGGCCCAGGCTGTTGCCGAGGCATTCCGCTCCGAAGGTCTGGACCCGGCCGCCTATGGCATGTGGTGCGAGGATGAGGTCTTTGACGTCGATCCCGAGACAGAGGCCCATATCCCCACCGGGCGCACCCGTCAGGGCGTCCGCTACGAGCAGTTGATCCTGTTCATGCTGGCGGCGGGCTAGTCGTCGAACCCGCGGTAGATCTTCCGGATCGTTTGGCGCGCTCGGGAGGCCTCGGCCTCTTTCCTGACGGGGGCCAGGATGCGCTCGACGTGCTCCAGAACCTCTGGCGCTTGGTTCATGCGTCTGCCGATGGCGCCCGCCATTTGGTCTGCCGTGCCTTCGATGATGTCGCCAAAGTTCGGATCGGCAACCGATGCCAACCGAAGAATTGTTTGCTGAATAAGTGCCTCAACAGCTGCCAAACGGGCCTCGAGGTCGCCATTCTTGTCCTGCGACTCGCGATCAGCCATGTTGCCTATCCTCGTGGAGATCAGGTGATCATAGGGCGGGCGAGGATAGGGTCAAATGAACGACACTGCGCTGATTGCCGAGATGAGAGAGCAGCGCGATATGGCGTGGCGCGACCGCGACGCGGCGATGAACCAGCGCGATGCGGCCATGGTGCAGCGCGACGAGATCATGCAGCACCGCAACGGTGTCATGGAGCAGGCGCAAGGCCTTTCGACGCTTGCAATCCCGGCGCTGGCGCATATCGCTGCGAACGGGCTGCCTCGGGCATTGGCCGGCACGAAACTGATCGAGAACACGATCATCTGCGCAGGAGCGCCGGGCAGCGGGAACGGCATCGTCGGCGCCATGCTAGACAAAATGCTACCAGGCCCAGCTTCGGTGCCGCCTCTTGTTGACACGCTCCGCTTTGCGGCGGGTCAACGCACGACCGAACTGATCCTGGTCGGCGCTGATCTGGCCGCCACCCATCGCTTCGACGAGTCGGCTCTTGCGACGCATAGGGACGGCACGGCCTCCCTGAGGTTTTCGACAGGGGCCGCGCGCGGCTCTGCCTCGGTTGTCTTCTTCGGCGTGCCGATCGCGAACGCATTTCACGAGCACATCCACAAAACGCACGAAGTGTTCGGCGACCATTTCCGGCGGCTGATCTCCTTGGGGGCCGGCCTCGTCCTTGTCGTCAGGCACCCGCTCGACATTCTCGTTTCGGTTGCGCGGAAGGTCTCCATCGGTGGAGTGGATCTCCTCGGCCGGGAGGATCTTCTGGGGCCATTCCTGACCGATCTGGTGCGCTACTATCGGTCGTTCGAGGCGGTGGGCCGGCATCAGGTTCTCAGGCTGCGCTATGAGGACATCCTGGCGGACTTGCCGACAGCGGCAGATGATCTGTCGGACTTCGTGAGCCGCTGGCGCTCCGATGTTCTGGAAGCCGCGACTGTCGACCAGCAGCTTCTCGGCGCCGATGTCGGGGCAGTCGGGCACCGATGGCAGCCCGGGGCCGGCAAATGGAAACGCTTCCTGCCCTCGTCTCTTGCAGGGGTCATCTCTGCCGCAGGGGTTCCCGCCCTCGCAAACGACCTTGGCTATGACGACGTGGACCTGTCCGCTCTGCCGGACCAGGCCGAGAAGTTATCCGTGGCCGATGTCGACCCCAATGGACTTGCCGTTCTCGTTGCGTCCGCGTCGTCTCCAGATGCTGTTCCCGATATGGCTCGCCGTCTCGGTCTGGTCTGCGAGGACGTGGGCCGCGGCATCGTCGCCGTGACCAACAAGGCCAGCGTCGACCGCTATTTGCGCCCGCTGGTGGCCGATGAGAGGCTGCGACAGATTCTCACCTGGTAGGGGGCGCCGTCGGCATAAGGTTTTTTGCTTGGAGAGAGTTTCTTATGCCCTCGGCCCCACTTGGCCATCATGAGTGTTGCAGCATCCCTACAACAAACCCGCCGAATCTGTTCTGCTGACAAGGGTCGGGCAGCCGTTACGCACGCGATCCGGCAGGCCCGCCCGGCGATCACGACCCACGTCCCATCCCACCGCCGGGCGGGTCACCTGTTGTCGTCTGAGCTCTTCCGTCCTCTGCCCAGCGCCTCGCCAAGCACGAAAAGCCTGATGCCGGACGAGAGGTTGGTCGAAAGCCGGTCGCGGTCAATCGCTTCGACCAGGCTCGTGACGGTGACCCGCCGCCGCTTGGCAATCTCGGTCAGCACGTCCCAGAAGTCGTCCTCGATCGACACCGACGTCTTGTGCCCGTCCAGTTTCACGGAACGCTTTCGCACGGTCGATGGGGCACGGAGCGGTGGCTTTGCTGTCGCCATGGGATCGTCCGCGGGGGTCGTCTAGGGCCAAAAGCGCACGGCGGCGGCAATGACCGGGAGAGTCACTGCCACGACGATGAGCGCGATCTCGGCCGTAATGATGCGACGCGGCGCCGGGGTCATCGCCACCTCCTGATTCGATCGGGAAAGCTATCGGAACGCGCATTGCCCGCAAGTGCGCCCCGCGCATAACCGGACCGCCGGACCTCAGGTCACCGTTGTGCCCCCAACCGACATCGCCACGGCGCTCGTCACCGAGCGGCCGCTGATGGCTCTCGTCGTTTTCGCCGCGCTCGCCTTCGCCGCGCTGGCGGCGGCGGTCGTCATCCACGTCAACACCCCGCAGGGAAGGGATGAGCCATGAAAGCTCTGCCGACGAAGTATGCCTGGCTGGCTGCCGAGCCCGGGCCGAAGATGCTGCGCGAGGCGATCGCCCTGCACGGCACGAAAGAGTTCGTGGGGCCGGGCCACAACCCGGTCATTCTCGGGTGGGCGAGGGAGATCGGCGTGCCAGGCTATTCCAGCGACGAGATCGCCTGGTGCGGGCTCTTCGTCGGCATCTGCGCCCACCGGGCCGGCTGGGATGCCCGGCCGAAGGGCAACGCCCTCTGGGCGCGCAACTGGGCGCATTGGGGTAACCCGGCCGATCGCCCCATGCTGGGCGATGTGCTCGTGTTCCCACGCGGTGCCGGCGGCCATGTCGCTCTCTATATCGGCGAGGATGCGACGCACTTCCACATTCTTGGCGGCAACCAGGGCAATGAGGTCAGCATCGTGCGGAAGCCGAAGGCACCGCTCATCGCCTCCCGCCGGGCGCCCTGGCGCACCGTGCAGCCGCCGAACGTCCGGCGGGTGCTGCTCTCGGCCGCCGGCACGCCGGCCTCCGGCTCGGAGGCCTGACTCATGAAGCGTCCCGGCTACTCGCTCACCCGCCTCGCCTTCTGGGTGTCCTTCGTCCTCGCATGGGGGCTGATCATCGGCATCATGGTCGCCGGGCTCGTCTTCAACGCCCCGCAGGCCATGGGCCTCGCTGGCATCGTCATCCCCTCCATGGTGCTGATGGTCGCGGGCCTTCTCGGGATCCACCGCGCCTTCGGCTCCATGGATATGCGCACGGCCGCGACGGCGGCGAAATCCTCGGAAGAGGAGGGCGAATAGTGTTCGGCCTCTCCAAGCCCGTCATGATCGGCGTCGCCGCCCTGGCGCTGACAGTAGCGCTGACCGGGGCCGTGGCGACGGCGCTGGTCGCCTGGCGCGGCGCGATCTACGATGCCCGCACCGCCGGCGCCAAGGCCGCCACCGAGGCGCGCGACGCCCACTGGAGGGGAGAGATCGCCCGCTCCAACCAGGCGGTGGCCGAAGCCCGACTGAAGGCCGCCGAGGCCGCCATGGAAGCCGACCGCGTCGCCCGCGCCGCGGAGGCCCGCGAATCCATCCTGCAAGCCGAACTGGAGAAGGCCAATGCGGCGCTTCCTGATGCTGGGGCCACTGGCCTGTCTCGCGAGCGCGTGTGCCTCCTCTCCCCCGCCGGTTGTGCGGACCGTCCTCGCTGAGCGCGCGGTGCCCGCCGAGGCGCGTCGGCCTTGCGACCCGCCGGCCGTGCTGCCTGGCCGCGCGATCACGCAAGGCGAGGTGGCGACCTTCTGGGGCCGGGATCGCGCGGCGCTGAGGACATGCGAGGAACGCAGGGCCGCGGCGGTCAGGGCGGCAACGCCGCCCGTTACCCTCGGAGATATGGAGAGCGGCGGGGGCATCCGATGAGCGGTACGCAGGTCATCACCATGTCGCGGGATGAGCTGGAAGAGCTCATCGAGGCCGCCTGCGAAAAAGCCGTCCAGAAGGCGTTCCATGATCTCGGCCTGCGCAGCGACGAGCCCGAGATGATCGATGAGGCCCGCGAGGACTTTCGCTTCATCCGCCGGTGGCGCAAGGCCTTCGACGGCGCCGCCGCCAAGGTGGGCGGAGCGGTGATCCTGGCGGTGATGGCCGGCGTGCTCGGCATCCTCTGGCTCGGCTTCCAGATCGCCGTCACCGCCAAGACCGGAGTGCCGGCGCGATGAGCGGGCCGCCGCTGAAGGTGCAACTGGCCACTGCCAAGGCCTGCGACGGCGTCGTCAGCGTCTCCATCATCGCCGAGACGGCGGAGGTCTCCCTGGTCTTTCCGCCGATGGCTGCGGCCCGGTTCGCGGCCTTCTTCGTCGAGGCGCTGGGGCAGCTGGCGCTGCCGCCGCCGGTTAAGGACCAGGATTGAGGATCCGCGCCGGCGGTTTCCGGCATCACAAGGAGAAGACTGCAATGTCCAAGGCCCCGTTCATGCGAGCCAAGATGCAGGTCAACAAGGTAGAGCGCTTCCCAGGCTCTGACAGGATCACCTGCAACGCTGTGGCGAGGTCCAGCGGCTATCCGGCCGACGGCGCCGACGAGGACAACACCTATGCGAAGTTCTCGCCGACCGGCGAGCTGACGCTCTCGATCGCCAACCCGGCGCTGCTCGGCGTGGTCGAGCCCGGCATGAAGTTCTATCTCGACTTCACCCGGGCAGACTGACCGGCGCCCCAGCTTCGGCCGCGAATGGCCGGAGGCGCGGTATCGCACTGCGATGCCCGTAGCCCTCCTTGGGCGTTTCCTCCTGAGACTTGGCCCGCTGCCCCTCGGGGTAGCGGGCCATTTTTCGTTTTTGCTTGATCCGCTTGCCTGCCTCGCGCGTTCATGTTGCATGGCCATCCCGCGCCCGAAGACTACGCCTGCAGACCCCGACCACGTGCTCGATGCCGAGTTCGCGCTCGAGCCCTACTTCCAGGAGCTCGCCGAGAAGGCGGCGGCGGCCGGCTGGAACGAGGACGTCGTGGCCATGGCGCTCGTCGGTCTCGCTGAGGCCCATGTCGAGATGCGGAAGGCGAACAGCGCCTCGTACCTCAGCATCAGGGTCGCCCGCGCGAAGCGGCGGCAATAGGCCCGCACCTCTCGAAATGAACTACATGGCCGGGCGGCGCGTCGGTGCAATACCAAGGCTGCCGGTTGTGGTATCATTTAGACAGTGTGAAAGGGATTCTCAGGATGCCGTGGCAATTGACGATGATGATGGTCGCGATCATGGCGGTCGCTTCTGCCATCATCCTCAACCATTGATCGGCAGGACGCGCGTTCTGCCGCGCGGTCGACGGTAGAAAGACATTCCGGCCTAACCAGCGTAGGGTGTTGCCTTCTGTGGCGCTAGAGACCCTCGATGAGTGCGACCACCAAGATTGCGATCGCCGCCGCCTCGGGCATCGCTCTGCTCGCCGCCATCGCGGTCATGGCCCTGATAGGGTGAAAGCCGCTTCGGCAGCCTGATCACCGCGACCTTAGATGGCACGAAGCCGATGAGCGGGATCGGTCGCGACTTCATCCCGGCTGCCCTTCGCAGAGTGGCCAGGTGGGCTTGGAGCGCCGGATGACCCGTGCGCCATGGCACAGCATCACGTCGCTGCCCGGGCGCGTCTCCACGAAGACCTTCCACATGGCGAGGCTGGCGAGGTGGTTCCTGGAACCTCCCAGCACCTCGCGGCGGCCTGTCTCGTCATAGGCCACCACGCCATAGACGTTCCAGTCTGGCCCCTCGATCATGTTCGCTCCCTTCTGGACCGGGCAGGCGGGGCGGCGGCGCGCAAGCGCCACCCACTGCGGGACAAGCCGGCAAGCCATCCCCGCATCGCCTGACCACGTTCCGTGAAAGCGACCCGCCGCACGCACCGGTGCGCAGGGTGGACGCTACAATGTTCCCGGAATGTTCTCAATAGTCCCTGTGAATGACGGCTCCCGCCGGGTGCGCCCGGTCCATCCCGCGGCGGCCTATATCGGCGGCAAGAAGCAGCTGGCGCGGAGCCTCGTCGCCATGATCGCGGCGGTGCCACACGAGACCTATGCCGAGCCCTTCATCGGCATGGGCGGCGTGTTCCTGCGCCGCGAGCGCGCGCCGAAATGCGAGGTCATCAACGACATC